TATTGTCATTAAAAGGTCCTACTACAAAGCTAAATCCTAACTGTGAGTTGCCTATAGCGCTGTTATAAATATACTCTATGGAAGGAAGAGGTGTAGAAGATTCATGATAAACGAAATCCCAACCCTGTACATCAGATATTTTAGAACTTGCATGTACATGAGGTATAATATAGTCAAGCTTTCCTATCTCGCCGTCCTCTGTCAGGAATATCAAATTTCTAGGATATGTAGTTTCTCCATTTTTAATTGTTTTCCATGGAGCAGAAAGAAGTGTTTTACCGTGTAGTACATTACAAGGATTTATTAAAGAAATGCCATCGTTCCTGTATAAAACTTTAGTAAAGAAATATCCATCAAAGAAATATAGCTCCGCATTTCCTGGAGAAGATCCCTGATCTATTGTAAACCATATGTTAGCATTACCAGTCTCTACGATATTACCGAACTTTCCAGTTGATATCTCTGGATTGGTTCCATTGTTCCATACTGCCCATCTTGTATTATCCCAATAAACTAATGAAGATCCAGTTCCTATCCATTTGTGATCTAATTTATCAAGCTCAATCGAATAAACATCATTATCAGGTAGTCCCGAATTTCCATCGTTGTAATTTTTAAAACTAACCCCATTAAATCTTGATAAGCCATTATCTGTAGCAATCCAAAGATACCATTTGTTTATTCCGTAATATTCTAATCTAAGATCTCTGATGTTATCGGAAGGAATATCAGAATTAGCTGTGGTGTAAAGTCCCCAAGAATTCGCATGTGAATCGTAAAATAAAAGTCCGTCGAAAGAAGGAGACGAGTTACATGTAAATGCTGCAAATATATCACCGCTCTGAGGGTTTATTTCTATTGCATTTATACTTGAAGCAGTTATAGGACTAACAGGATTTCCTCCGTTGTCTACAAAATCACTTACTGAATAAGCTAAGCTGTTAGAAGGATCTCTATCGTCTATTTTAACCAGAGGTGTTAAACTGTTTTCTACACCGATCCATTTAACATCGTTCCTATCAATTTTTATACAATTTGTTAAAATAGATACACCAGGTATTACACTGTTAGTAGAGTCATAAGTGGTGTAATTTAATCCATCAAATTTTATAACATCCTCCCCAGTTACCCATATATCTCCATCAGCATCCCAAGCTAATCCTGTTGGCTCGAAAAGAACAGGTGAATATGTTGGAATCTTGAAAAATTTAGAAGTTATGTTCTTAGGACCTGGGTTTGTGCTAAGGTCTGGTGAAATTGGATTGCTGTTTATATAAAAATTATTAGGAAGAGCTGAGAATCCTCTTACTGTATAATCAAATCTATCGATGTTTGCATCGGTAGAATTATTTAATTGATCTGCAGCTTCTTCTAGATCTAAATAATTATTATTTGGTGAATCAGTTTCGGCTAGTACTATTCCAGATGAATCGCTGGTAACTCTGATCCTATCTCCATATTGTAGTGAATATAAATCGAACCCGCCTAGCCAATCATTATGGTAGTCGTACATATCCCATGTGTGAGCATAAGCTTTTTCAAAAGCAAAATCTTCAAAAGTTTCCCATGATAACCTTTTAGTACCCCAGTACTTCATTTCCTTTTTAGGGATAGTAACGAAGTCATAAGGAACGTAAGATTCTGTTTCGTTAACACCACCAGAGAAGCTAGTAGATATAGGAGATGCTAGTATTGATCCGGTTACCTGTATTATAACTGACTTACCGTTCCATAAAGAACCGGAGTTGTTTGGCGCTTGTATAGTAAAAGTCTTGTATCCAGGAATAACTGAATCAACTAAGGATACAACTTTATACTTTGGATTTATTGGAGAAGCATTTATGATACTATACAGTAAAGATGTCGTTGAATTTAAATCACCCTGAAAATTACAAGACGCTACCTGAACGGAATCAATTATTATATTTATTGTACCCGATCCATAAACATGCCCACCGCTTATAGGAGTAATAATTATGTCAGGGATCTCAAATGTGTTGCTTCCAGTAACTGTTATAGGGTATTGTCCATAAGGAGCGCCGGCTGCATCGTATATCCAAACAGTTGATCCTGATGAATACCCATGAGGAGTTAAAGTAGTAACAGTAGCTAAATCATATCCACTTCCGTTATAAGAGCTAACAATACTAGATATACCTATTTCATCCGCACCTATATCGAAAGTTGCGGTGGCTTTAACTTCAGGTAATTTAGTTAACACCTCGCATTGTTGACCCTCATTAAAGTTATTAGAGTATTCAGGATAGTTCTGTATAAATTGTGAAATATCTAATAAGTTACTTGTGTTCTCTACTGGGAAAATCCATTGAGAAAAATAGCTATCCCATTTAAGAGGCATATTGTCCCAGTTATAGATTTCGGATTCTCTAAATCTAGTAATCGTATTTAGTTCTATTCCCCTCTTATCTACTTTTACTATCCCTCTTTTTATACCCAGAGATATAGAATTTAATGTGTCCCAAACTCTACATTTAACATTGTACTCCCCGTCATACGGTAAAAAATGCACGAGAGTATCCAATCCCGGTAAATCACCAGTTATCTGGAAATAATAAGGCTTATCGTCATCATCCTTGTATATTGTCCATTCTATTTCATAGAAATCCAAATATGGTATTCTGTCCCAAGAATAAAATCCGTTAGAGTGTACAAAATTCTGATAGTAATCAAAAACATAAGAACTGAATTTAATATTCGTCGGACTGACCTTCCAGTTTGAATATTCTCCAGATCCCCTTGTGTATACGAATTCAATATAAAGATCCCCGGTTAACGTATTATAATCGCCGGAACTACAGTATCCTAAAACTAAATTACCAGGAGAGTCTACTGATTCCACTCTTACAAATATAACCTCTGGCGATGTGGTAGAAAACCAATCCTTTCCTGTTCCTATATTAATTGTTGTATTGCTAGGAAAAGTATCAGGCAATGTAAATGTGTCAGTACTATAGGCATTTTGTAAAGGTCCTCCTGGATTTTGTGAAGCTGTACTAGTGTAACTAGCTATATCTAAATCAGTTAGGGTTATTGTTGTATCGAAAGATGTCCAGCTACCACTTATTTCTTCCCAAGAGAGATCAAAGGTATTATTCGTTATTATGATAGGACACCCAGCAGGAAAAACATAGTCACTGCTATCAGAAAATAGTTTATACCCTGGCGGATCGTAATCCCCATCTCCAAGAAACTTAGGCATTTCTCCAGATTTAACATCATCATAAAAGCTTCTTACTGCAGTTTCTAATGCTGGTATTGCTGATTTAGGATATTCCTGGAAGAACGAATAAGGATCTACAGTATTACCATAAAGACTTATGCCCGCCTCAGTTCCATTTACTGCAGGATATAAAAGGCCCGATTGATTTGGCTTTGTATAAAAAGGTCTTAAATCCTCTATGTAACCTTCATTAGGGAAAACAGTAAAGTCAACCTCTATACCGCCTTTAATTTCACTTATGTCTACAGAATCTGTCCAGCCTCTTGTTTTATAAATATTAAAATAAACACCCTCTCCGGTTATATCAATAATCCTGGCATTTAATGGAAGGTAATCTCTTTTTAATCTTTCTTTTAGTCCGAATAGCTTTATAAGTACTTCCTCTGGACTAAACAAGAAGCTATCTTCAACTATTGGGTATCCGTATTGATCCTCATCTTGATCCTCTACTACTCTGTTAATATCATAGAAAAGACCAAATAAAGCGGTTTTCTTATAAGATTTAGAAGGGAATATTTTATCCAGCTGTTTTTTTAGTCCGAATGTACCGTCCTTCTTTTTACCGTATATCTCTACTTGCTTGTATTTTCCCTCGTTCTCGTCTTTTATTAAACTACTTATCAGTTCCAATTTACTTTGGCCCTCTAAGTTTGGCTGTGATAGCTGATCTAAAATCTTTTGATTTTGCTGTAAAGGTGTTAATGTATCAGCATCATCTTTTTTTATATTTAGCCAATATTCTTTTACTCTAAGATCATAGTATCCAAAGAATTTTATTGCATTGAAAAGAGACTTATATGAACCTAAATACGGGAATATACTTTCTCCAGTGAGAAGTAACTCCTTTCTTTTCTTGTTTATTATCTCATAATCTGGAAATTCTTCCTTTATATCACTTTCTCTTACTATAAAAGCGTCATCCGGATTAAATGATCTACCAAAGTTACCTAGAATAACAGACAATCTACTATCTTCGCCTTCTACTTCACCGTGGAAGTTAATAGACATTATAGTTACCGGATTATTAGGATCAGTATAGTCTTCTAATATTAAAGTTCTGTCATATATCCCTTCAGTGTTAGAGTTTAATGCAATATTGATTTGCATTGAAGATGGATTGATATCGTTACTGATAACTATTCCACCAGGAGATGAAATAGTATCGCCACTTACAACCTCAGGATAAAACTCAATATTATTAGACTTAACGAGTATAGGAGCATCCAGATTTCCATCAACACCAAGCTCGTATGTATAAATTATGGATTCTACGTTGGTCCTTCCATCGTAATTGGAAACCCATCTAGTTCTCCAAACAGGAGCACCTGGGCTAACTCCATATGAGTGTGGAAATCCATATTTTATTTCAGAAGATGGGTTTAGAAATTTTTCAATTACGAATATGTGTTCAATCTCAAAAAGTTTTTCGGATACTACCTCAAATAGAACCGATCCCTCCCAATATTCACCATTCCATTTAAAATTATATTGGTCCCCTTTTTTATTAAAGAATAAAAGATTTTCAAAAGCCATTCTATCTTACGTATTTGTTATTTTTAGGAACAGTATAATTAAAATAGTTCTTTATATACTTAGTAGTTTCAAACAAGGCATAAACAACTTTCTCTATACTTGCTAATATTACCAATCTATTATTATCACCATTTAATACAGGATTAGACAATGTTTTTTGGAATATTTTTCCTTCGTAATCAAAACCAACATTAGATCTAACATCGTTCTGAGAGTTTATAAATTCAAACCAGCTTTTCTTTTCCATTTTAGTTTCCTGTTTTTAACGAGCTCTTTAATATATTATTAACTCTCGAGTTATAAGTGAAAGGGACAATAGATCTAATATCTATATTTATGGATGACAGGGTATTCATACCAGCTCCAAGATCGTAAAAGATCCCGTTTCTATCTTCCCATCCTCCGGATATAATAACTATCTCGTCCTTACTCATAACTATATCACCAAATTCATCAAAGCCAATCTCCGGTGAATTTGGATTTTGTGCCTTAGCAGCTTCGTTTTCTTCACCAACAAAATAAAGTGAAACCGAATCCACCCCTTCTATTTCTTCTACCGCAGCGATTAAATCCGATCTCGGGATCTTATCTCTTCTTCTGATATTCAAAAAGTAATCGCTCATTGTATTTACTATCTGTGACTTTACAGTATCAGGATCATTCCCCTCGAATATACTTATTGAGATGTTAACAACATATTTTTTAATGACAGGATCTAATATTCTTACCTCAGTGGTAACTATTTTCTGTCCGCTCTCATCTAATAATTGATTTATTCTATCTCTTTGTGGTTGAGTTAATTTAAATCTGGAAACCGGTATATCAAAATACGTTTCGTTGCTTTTTAAAGTCAATTGTATATCTGGTACAAGTATCAAGTAAATAATATTATCGTCATCTATGTACTGATCGTCAAAAGTTGTAAAGGCTTCTATTATGGAAAATTGCCCAAACTTTTCAAAGAAAGTTATGTAGTTAGTAGGATTTGCTAAAACAAAACTTCTTGATGTCTTAGGAGCTATTAGTCTTGTTAGATCTACTGGCTCCTGTCCAGCTCCAAGTTGTGGAGCAATAGTACAAGAAATTTGAAGAACATCTGCAAGAGTTACTGTATTGCCAAAAAGATCTGTTCCCTCAGAATCAAATCTAAATATAACCTGTGCAGAGTCGTCTACAACTATATTACCAGAAGCACCAGCAGATTCTAGGTAGGTAACTTCTATTATAGATCCAGACGATGGAGGTAACCCAAAGTCACCCGTTCCAAAAAATATATCTATACCAGATATTATGGAACTTTTTACTATGTACCCTAATCCGTTCCTAGGAATATCATAGAGAGAATCGTATTGTTTCCATTCAACACCGTTAACTTTAACATAAACTTCAAAGTTTTCTATACTCGAAGTTCCTCTTGAAGAGATATTATAGCTTTGGAGTTTCCCACCATTCCCGGTATATTGATTTACATTTAGCGTTCCTTCTACTACAGAACATGCTAAATTTGATGTGCTATCTAGATTTAGTCTTGTGTATTCTTGTGGAAATTTAAGCAGATATGTTTTACCATTATTTACACATTTGATCTCGGAGTTTTTAGGAATAAGAACCGCGCTTCCTCCAATATCTTCAAATCCTTTACCGTTCCATTTTATAATAACCTCTCCTTTAGCTGATATTGCTCTAGTTGGATTGTGCCCAGTTAAAGCTGCCAATCCATATATAGACGATTCTCTGGTAGCTGTGTTTATGTTTAATTCAGTTATTGAATCCTCAATGAAGAATAAGATAAATTGGGAAAGGTTATCTAAAACAAATATTATTTGTCCCCACACCGAAGCTACGGTAAATAGCTGATTAGACATTCCATATCTTGCCTGTATTAACTCAAAAGTCTGTGTTAATAAGTCAGATATCTTTGCCCGATTTTTTGATAATAAATCCATTTTATAATATTTTAATTCCTAATATAGGGTTACCCTTTATTGCAAAATCGATAACGCAAGCATCTCTAGTATCACCCTGAAAAAATCCGATTTTGAATTCAACATTAAAAAGGGAATAAGCTATAGGTACATACGTCATGAGATGAAGATCTATAGCTCTAGTTAAAGTATTCTGGTCTACACCAAGATCAAATATAAGTCCTTCTAGATCTATACCAAAATAAGGATCTCCTAAAACCTCACCAGGTCTAGAAAGCATACAATTCTTAATCATACCAATAAGGATTTCTACCTCATCATCGGTATGTAAAAGACCCTCCTTGTAATTTGGATCATCAGGATTCCTTGGATAAATTTCAGAAAATCTTGCCATCTTGCTCTATATATTCCAAGAATTAATAACACAATAAATTAATTCCACTGCAAGAAGTATGAAGGAGTATTCTCGTCTTTTATCATCTGGATAATCTCCTGTTTTTCTGTGGTTCCTATAGTTTGTATATTGTTATAGTTGACTCTAACACCGCCAGGGAGATTGTATTCGAATGTACCTAGTAATCTACCTATATTTATTTTACCCTCTGCTAAACAATATCTAACAAATAGTTCGTCATCATATAAATTTTCTTCTGGTATATCAATGTATGCTCTTACACCAACATCGGTACCAGTAAAAAGAGTACTGGAGCTTCCTCCGTCTGTTTGATAAGTTCTATTAGGATCTCTACCTAATATGGTTAATCTTTTGGTGTTTTTGTTGTAATTAAAAGCATATGTTTCCAAAAGATAAGCTTTTGCTAAATCGAAGAATGAATATAAAACCGTTCTATAAACTAGGTTATCCCCAACAAAAGGAGAAAGCATAAGCTCAGATCCTAAAAGTTTAGAGTCACCAAAATCTTTATCCGGTGTACCGATCAATCCTCCTCCGTTAACCTCTCTTACCTCGTATATAGATCTCACACACTGAGGCATTTGTATTTGTCTAGTTGCTCTGAAAGCAGGTGTTGAAAAAAGCTCTCTCCCTAATACAAAAATTCTATCTTCTACTGCATATTGATAGTTATCATAAAAGTATGCTCTTGCTCTTTTAATGATCCTTTTTATCTCTTGCTCATTTAGATTGTAAGGTAATGCACAAGAATGAGATATGTCATCTTTTATTTCCTGTATTAGATCTGCTTCAGTCATGACATTAATTATTTGATTTGAAGTTTATTCCAGGAATACCTGATGGCTTAGAATTGTTATCACCAAATCTTACTGGCTTAGAAAGAGCTTCACCCTCGTTTCTATTTGGGAACTGTTGTTTTTTAGAACTTCCTTTTAATTTCTTATCGTCCTCAGCCTCTTTAACTATTTCAGTTTCTGGAGATATAGTAGCAAGTTTTCCAATAAACCCAGATCTAATTATACCGCCAAATACTTCACAGTTTATTTCCTTCTCCTTGTTATCAATATAACTATCATGAACTGTGTTTGTGAAATAAATATCAGAAACCATTATTTTAGATCTGTTTATTTCATTATTCGTTATCAAATCACATTCTTCAATAGTGCAATCGTTAAGTTTACAAGTAAACAATCTACAGTTTAAAACATTTCCAGCTATTTCGCTTTCTAAAATATCATAGTCCTTCAACAAGTAAGCTCTTTGGGTTTTAATATCTTTTAGCTGGAATTTACCAAGATTACTATCGTAATTTATAATTCCTTCCTTTATATTATTCTCTACTATTATATCGTAAAGAACCTCTCTTATATTAAGGAAGAAAGATCTTAAAATCTGTGGATCAGATCTAAGATCAACCATTACATTTAAGTGAGGATAATTCTTTTGAAACGTCTCAGGATCTATAAATGTCGATGAATTCTTGTATATCTCATTCAGAAATAATTTAAGAATCTTAACATCATTCTCTGTAAATCCGTTATTGAATCTAAGAACATCAACAGTGTAGGTTACTATATAGTCTATTACATCCTTTATAGCATTATATTTTTTCTGATAATCCTTACCTCCTAAATATCTAACCTCAAAATATCCATCTGGAACCTTTAAGAAATTAATTCCCATGTTTTTTTCGAGAGGAACGTCAAAAAGATTCTTGTCTATAAAAGATATGTTAGTGGGATCTACAAACTTATTAGAAGGCACTATTCTTTTTATAGACTTAGCGTATAAAGATCCCATTCTATCTGGGAATCTTTTATAGATAATATTCTCATCAAACCCTAATATAAATTTAAGAATATTTATTTGGGTCATAGGAGGAACGTCAGGATAAATCGAAGTGTCTATGCTAACACCGAACTGGAAAGCACATTTCTTATCAGTATATCCATTCTCGTCTATCCACTTAAGGGTTTTTATTAATATTACGACCGCTTCAAAATAGGGAAGCGGTCCAGTAATAAATTCTACCATTTTTGAGCCTCCCGAATAATCAGGTTCTAACTTAAAAATGTCCTTAGTTGGTTTAAAGTTGGAATGATACTTTTTAAAAACTAGCACTTTTTTTCCAAGGACCTTGCCAAGGTCATATGCTATTTCGTTTCTATTTAAGTTGCTATAAAACTCAAATTCGAAACCAAGTTTAGCAGAATAGAAAAAATCATTACCAAGTAAATTAGCCAATTTTTTATTTCTCTATTAATTGTATTTTGAGAGTAGAACTATCTACACTCAAGATAGAAAAATCAACCGATTTTCCAACCTCATATTCTTTAATAGAGTTTACTAATCTTTCTTTTTCGATAAGTCCAGTTAATCCGTTTTCCATTTTAACAAAAACACCGAAGGTTTTAGTTTTAGTAATCTCTCCTTTATATATTTTCAAATCGGTATTTTCCCCTAAAACTTCAGACGAAGTATCCTTCATTTCTTGGATATTTTTCATTTTCTCGCTAGGCTGAGTAACAGACAAGGATATTCTTTGCGGATTCTTTATATCTAAGACATAAAATTCTACAACATCACCAGCACTATAAGAAGAAAGAGTTTCTCTGTTTGAGTCGTCCATAGGAATTATTCCTGTATAGATCTCGTCCCATTCAACAAAAACTCCTCCGTTAGAAGCTCCAGTAACGACTCCCTCATACTTGCTAGAGAACGATAGATTTTGAACCTCACTGTCGATGATTTTTCTTAGGTATTTTTTAAATGAAACTACGAAGATATCTCTTTTCTGGTCATAGACCTCAACCATAACGTTTAATTCTTTGCCTACATAATCAGCGAAGTTCATTATTCTATTTGCAGCTGCTAAGCTACCAGGTAGGAAACATTCTATTCCAGAAAGATCCACCATGAATCCTCCGTTACAAACATTCTTCACTCTAACTTTAAATGCGCAATCCTCGTCCTTGATAGATCTATGTAGCTCCTTCTTAAGTGCTTTTTCGTATCCGGCAGAAACCGATCCGTTGAACGATCCTCCAGAATCTTTATGGATCACAACATCGAGTACCTGTCCACTAGATATCTCCATAGATGGATATCCTAGCTTCCTCATGTTTTTCTCCTCTTTCTTTGTGTCTATTATGATAGTTTGTCCAAAAGATGTTTCACCTAAGGCAACACCTTTTTCGTCGTCTACGGACGTAATAACAACTCTCTCCGATGTATTATTTTGTATGTCCTTCCCTGAGATATTTCTAACATCTTCGGGAAATGTTCCATCATACATCGATTGTAATCTTTCTCTTTCAGTAACTTCGTACTCGAAACAACTAAAATTTTTGCTTTTCATATTATTTTGGGTTTGTATTGTTTTCTAGTGTAAAATTGGATTAAAATTTCCAAGAAATTAATATTTTTTTATATTGGTCTCTTTTTTTAATTCGGAAGGAAGCTCCGGTATAGGGTATACTGGATCTGCTGATCCGAGGAAAAACTTGAATAATCCCGATACATCAGCAGCGCTTCTTAAGAATTCGTCTAAATAAACCACATAGTATGTATTCTTTAAGCTCATTCTTCTCCAAACAGGATGGTCGTCGTTCATAGATATCGGGTTGATTATATTTAATATATCCCTTCCTATTAGCACAGCAAGAGGCCAAGGTATTTTAGAAAGCAACTCTGCGGAAGCAGTCACTTTAGGTAACACCAATATATCTGATAATGGCGTTTTTGGTAGACTCTTGAAGTATTGCCAGAAAAGACTGTAAACGATTCTAGCAGGAGGTGGAGCTCCCATTCCTATTAACGCCTGCTCTATTATATCAGTAGGTCTAGATTTAGGAATCACTGGTATCTTTAGAACATTTAAAAATGCAGGTATATCCTTTGATTCTGGCTTTATTAAATCTGTAACCAGATTCTTAGCTATCTTCTGTATATCAGAAGGCTCTATGTTCAAAAACTTGGGTGAATTTATATCCGATATTTCTGGGAATATTTTTTCGAGAGCTCCAGCATCTAATGATTTATCCAGAGTACTTATTAAAAAGTTCTTTACGACAGATCCAGGTATAGTAACTTGTACAATCCCTCCTAATCCTGGAATTTGAGCAACTTGATCCTGCTTAGGTGGAAAAACTGTAGGTAATTCAAAAGCTGCAACCGCATTACCGAATCCGCCATTCAAAGAGCTAAGACATGATAAAGGTCCTTTAGGAAAAGGGAAATTAGATATTAACGGATCTTCTTGATCTAAGGGTCTGACAGGATCAAAAGGACCAATCCTACTTAATCCAATCTTTTTAGACACCAACCTCTTTAAATCCTTAACTCTTATAACTAGTATAGGATCTTCACCGTCATATCTAACATATCTTGAAAAATCCTCCCTCGTATATTCTATATTTAGTAATCCCTCCATTATACGAAACTTCATAGCTTCTATAATAGGATTTTTCTTTCTGAAAAATTTAAGTGCTCTAGGAGCTAAGTTTGTTATCTTTATTTCTGGAAATTTAAAAACTCCTTCAAATTCACTTCTTTCAACTAAAGAGAATGCTCCGTCTCTAACTTTCTTTATTACGGAGAATCTGTTACCCCAAAGTATAACTTTGGCTATCACCATCGAAGATCCCCTTATCCCTTTTACTAGTGATCTGAATTCATCATCAGTCATTAACCTAGGGTCTTTTCTAATTCTTAAAAATATCTTACTAGAATTAGCTACTCCTAGATTTTCATCCAGGTATATCGGAGGGCAAACTATTTTCATTAGTTTTAAAACCTCCCTCATTTCATCCTTAAAGTTCACAAAGTTAGGACAATCTATAGGGACTAAACTAGCTCTCATTTCTTTTAGTATCCTCAAGGATTTTATTATCCCAGGTATGTCTATTTTTAACTTATCTTTATCTTTTGGAAAATATATTGATTTAGGATCAGGTATACTTACTTTGAGATAATCCTTTATGGCAGATTTTAAACCTTCCTTCCTTTGTCCTAGTAATATTTTTAGTTGTTCTTCCTCAGCTGAAAGATCCGGTGCTGGTAAATCTAGAAGTGCACTTTTACTCTTATAATCCTTTTCCTTTTCCCTTATCTTTCTTTTTAGTTCCCTTTCCTTTTCTTGTATATCCCTTATTTGCTGGACATTACCTGGAGGGGGAACAGAATCAAATATCTTATTTAAATTACTCCTAATGTCACTCAATACCCTAGACGGAGAATCAAGATCATCTAAGCCAAATCCAGGAAGTGGAATTAATTTATCAGGAATACCAAAAGATAGAGCCTGTTTAATTTTTTCAAATGGATCTTTAACCGATGGATCAGATTTCCTAGGTATAAATCTTGGTCCTCTAAGTCCAGTAAGAAATAAAGAACTACCCGTGACAAACTCTTTCAGATAAACTAAAGGAGTTGGCATAAACCCTCCTATAAATGGAATGAATATAACTAACATTCCCAAATTGAAAGGTAAAGGTATTAATATAGGAGGAACTATAGTCCATATCATAGGAAGAGGTATTCTTATGTACGGATTACCATCTATCGGATTAGGTACAGGAATAGGAATAAAAGAAGGTGGTAGATATCCCACCGGCCAATATTTTAATCCCAACCTAACCGAAGGTCCAGGTGTTAAAAAATACTTAGGATCCTCAATTGGTGGGAGTCCATTTGGATATGGTAGCAACCCAACTTTAGTGAGGTCTTTAGAAAATTGCTTCCACCAGCATCTTTGAAACATAGTCGGACAATCTGAACTCGGTGGAGAAGAAAGCAGATAGTTACCGGTTTTAAAATCAGATCCAGGCTCTCCACAACAAACGGGAGGACAATTTTCTTTATCGTCCTCGTCTGGAGGAGATTGGGCACCAGCGCATTTAATATCACTAAATCTTTTCTCTACGTTTTCTGGTTTTAGAGATTCATTAAGCTCGTTGATCTTCTGAGATGCGAGCAAGATAGTTTCTTTTATCTGGTCGTATTTCTTTTTTACGTCAGTATAATTTTCAAATATTCTTATACCGATAACATCCGAGGTGGGTAGTGTTTTTCCTAATCCTTCACCAGCCTTTCTAGCTTTTTCTTTTAAATCCTCTATGGCTGGATTAATATAAGTCTCTTTATTTAAAATGTACTTCTCGTTCCATTTAGTTTTAAAGTTGCTATAAAATTCAGTAAATACCGGAGTTGGTTCCCCGTCCGCTGTAAAACTAGATGGCCTGCTTTTAGAAGGATCTCTAGCATCGTTGTCTCCCCTTTCTTCAGGAGTAAAGAAAAGCCATGGTGAAGCAGATTTCTCTATGAGCTGACCGTATAGTATTCCTCTATCTTCTACTATGTCTTCTATTATGTTTTCTTTAGATCTGTTTGTATTTACTATCTTATCTATAAAATCATAAAATTTAGCTACATCGGGAAATCCAGTTCTTATGTTATCTATTTTTATAAACTGGTAAGATTCTAAATAGTCCGCGGATTCATCACTTAAAAGTCCTCCGTTATTTGCATATTCGTTTCCTATTTTTATCTTTTCCTCGTCTGGTATATTAACATCTCCCAAAGGACCAGTGCTTTTTCCAGTAAATGTTATCTTGGATGGTTTCTTTACTTTCTTGTAAGGTAAAGGGAATCCGTAGTCCGTAGCCAAGGATAACTTAAATTCTAACTCGCTCAGTGACTTATTAAAGTTTGTTGTATATCTAACTGAAAATTCCTTAAGAGCTTCTAAAAAATCATATCCATATGAATCATATGTGTATGAAGAAGTAGTTAAGAGAAGTTGCGCGGGGCTTTTAAAAACTCTAGCATTTATCTCTAAAGACTCATTACCCTGTCCATAGAGATCCGATGTAGTAGTACTAGATGGGATAAAAGATTTTTCAACGTCGCTAACTGTGACTTGTTTTTGTAACCTTTCAGATAGAGTCTGTATCGAAGCATCTAATAAAGCCTGTGTATCACTTATTTTAGTTTCTATTATACCTATAAAATTCTTTTCTATCATAATATCTCTAATACTCTCAGCATTAGATAAAAATTTAGAAACACCCTCCGCTATAGGCCATGAATCTGTAGAGCTTTCATAAGTTATAGGAGATTTATTAGCATTTATCTGGTTGTTAAATAATTCTTCAACCCCAATAGAACTTAGTTCTGTATCATAAACATTTAAAAGAAAAAGATCCTCAGTAAATATTTCATTCTCTTTTAGAAATAGATCCCTATCATTATTATATTTTTCCTCCTGGTCAGTAAGCTCCTGGTTATATCTTTCTATCTCATCTCTATATGTCAATATCTGGATACCTATATCAAAATTTGAAGGATCGCCTCCGCTGTTTACTGTGATTCTATCCCTCCAATTTTCAGATAAAGATTTTTGATATTCATATATTGGCTCATAATGATAAAGGATTTCCTGTAGACTCATCTCTATCATTTGCCATCTAGCTAGAAGTTTAATATCATCTTCCAGTTTTTTGCTTTTGTCGAGTGCAGAAGATAGACAAGCATCTATTGAATCAACATCAACTTGAGGTGGTTCAGGATCTGGTACCTCATCTCTTTTAAATTCATAAATAGGCGGATCACAGAAATCTTCTAACGATTCATCAAAGTTTCCTTTGGTTAATATAGGATCTCCTGTTATAGGATCTTCTGGAATACCTGGTAAACACTCGTCATCAACTATAGGATCGTCTCCATCGGGAAAAAAATTAGCATCGAAGCCATCTATCCTTTCAGAGGATGTGTTTACATCTATACCATCAAAGTCACAAGGCTTAGAATTCTCATTTTGTTTTTTTAAGAGACCGTTTATTTTTTCTAAAGCACGATCTAAATTTATTTCATCACCACCTATTTTTACGTGTACTATTTGTGTACCGTTCATTATGAATTCAAGTGGTATCTCAAATCCTAGTATATTTAGTTTTCTTTTTTTTCTAGATCCAGAATTTGAAGGCTTTCCTAAAATCAGAGGGTCTAGGTTATCGAATATTTTTTCGTTTATTTTTTCTAAAAATCCAGGATTTTTTCTTTTAAGGTATTTTGTTATTCCCTCAGATGGTATTTTTTTAGAAAATCCTAGATCTACTCCTTTTACTTCAACACCAAGATCCGTCTCGGATATTGGTAAATTATTTTTATATTCAGCGGAATTTATAAGATTAGCATATAATTTCTTATCCTCTCTCCTTATAGTTTCTAATATTATTCTACTGTATAGATCATCTCCCTCATAGTTACAAGCTAAATCTTCAATATCCTTTAGTGGTATAGGTGGTTTTTGAGGATTTAAGCTTTTTATTACTCCATCTACTTCTTTTTGAGTTTTATTTAACTCTTTCTCGAATCCCTCTTTAGACTGAAGATCCTCATAAGGTATATTAAAATTCTGTCCGCCAGATATCGTATTTAATATCTCGTCAGCAGACATATTAGCAAAATCCTTACCGAGTAAGCTGTCTATTCTAGATTCTATACTTTCCATATTAGACTGCTGTTATTCCGCTAGTTCCTGATGTTCCAGACGTACCTGATGTACCAGTATTAGGTATACCAACAGGGGAATCAGCAGTAGCAGGGACTACTGGAAAGTCTGGAGCATTTTCCCTAGTTACCCTAACGGTTTGACTTGTTGCTAATTGCTCAAAACTAGAAGCTAATGTCGAATTAACACCAGGTGTTGCTGGCATTTTAGCATCGACTGATATAGCTAATTTTTTTAGAAAATCAAATAAAGGCTCCGCACAAACAGCAGAAAAAAGCGGAGAGTGTCCTAGATTCGTTGTTTTACCATCCATCCAAACTTCTTCTGAACTGTGCTTGATCCTAGTTATAGCAGTATTTTCTATCTCCTGGTCAGCATACTTTGTTATCTTTCCACCTTTTAATTCTATTGAAGCGGTGTCATCAGCATGTGTTATAAGTATAGAGTTGTCGTTTCGTATTATGATTTTTGATTCTTTAAGATCAATAACTAATCCCTTCTCTACAGTATAATACATCTTCAATCTTTCTATACCATCGTATATCAAAGAATGTGCTCCATCATAACTAGCTCTTATCTCTTCAACCAAGTCTGGTGCCAATTCCTGGACTGCCTTATACTCAGGACTATAATAGTTACCATTGTTAAATTGCACATGAACAACAGAACCAAGTTTAGGAACAGACATTCTCCCAGATCCGCCTCCTAATCCATAGCTTTGTTCAAATCTTTGATGTGCCCAAGGAAGATCCTCATCAAGTAGTTCATCAAAAACACCAAAAACTCTTATCTTAGCCCTACATTTAAACTCAGGATCCTTATTGTCTACAACAACGCCTAGATAGTGAGATATCTCTATATTAGGCTTTTCTAATTTATTTCTGTCTACTAATCCCATTTTAAATTATATACAAATACTACAGATTGTTTTCATTTTGTTTATTAGGATAAACTCTTCCTATATTATTTACATTAATTTGCTGAGGTATTTTAGAATATTCATTAGAATTATTTCCTTCGTAATTTCTTCCTGGGGTTCCTAGATCTGATCCAGGTACTCTTTTATATACATCATCATTTATATTACCGCTTACGGATCTTTGATTAGGATATAGATCATCATTTACCTGTGGATATGTATTTTTTGATCTCTCATAAACTTCTCCTAGAAAATCACTATTAGGTGGGTTTGTTGTATCATAAACACTATCATTAACCTGCGGATATCTGTTACTGCTATCCTCGTAAACATCGCCTATAGGCTCATTAATCACTAAGGATGAGGTATTATTATATACAGTCTCATTTATCTCAGTATACAAGTTATTTTTATCCTCATAGACGTCTCCTATATTATCAGTTGAAACCTTAATTGCGTCCTCATACTCCCTAGTGTTAATTGAATCATACTCGTTACTCAAATCGGGATAGATCGAGCCAATGTTGTTCGTCTCTATCTGCTGTTGATCCGGATATTGATCCTCTGATATAGGAGGATACTGTCTATCTGGTAGACCTAATTCAGCTCCAGGATTACCGCTATAGATATCATCACTCGTTGTTGGATAAACCCTATTAGGTACGCCTAAATCAGATCCAGGAACATTATCGTATTCATCCTCTCCTCCGACTATAGGATATTGTCTATCAGGTAATCCAAGATCACTCCCCGGATTATTGTTATATAAATCCTCGTCTACCGATGGATAAACCCTACCAGGGACTCCTGAATCGGATCCAGGAACATTGACATATTCATCCCCTCCTGGTATAGGATATTCCCTGTCGGGTAATCCTAGTGATGTTCCAGGGTTAGTTGAATATACATCCTCATTTAAAGAACCAGGATTACCTGGTGTTCCGCTATAAGCAGTTCCTAAATTTTCCTGTGTGCTGGACGGAACTCCGGTATAAGCATCTTCATTAAGAGAAGGATACTGTCTTTGCCCCGGACCTCCTAATCCCTGTCCTTGAGGAGTGTTGTCTGCAAATGGATTTGGAACTCCGTTATTTACAAAATTATTTACAGTGTTAATTGTAGATTGAACACTTCTTAATGCTGTACCAGGATTAATACCTCCTAATCCATAGATATTCCCAAGAAGAGCACCTTGTAATATCTGAACCCCTTGATCTTTAAGATCTGCAACGCTATTAGTTATAAAATTAGAAGCAAGTTGTGCAAAGTATTCAGCAGACTGACTAGCTCCTGTAGCATTAGCTTCAGCAATACCAGCAGATCCAAAATAATCATAATCAGCATAATCGCCAGTTCTAGGACCCCAGATATCGGAAAGAACCATGGATTTTATATTATCGTTTTTCTGTATAACGTCCGCTATTTGATTAAATTGTATCTTGTGATCTCTTACTCTACCAACATGTATCTTAAACTTGTTGCTAACTGGTGTACTTAACCCTTTATTATCTATGGTAGAAAAAGATGGGTAAGAATCGTCGAAATCAAATTCACACTGATCTAGTTGGTAAATAAAAGCGTATGGACCTAACTCATAGGATCCGAATTTATCCTCGTCTCTTCCTGTTGTTTTTTGTAAAATTCCTTCCGTGTTGTCTAATAGTCCAGTTTGACTATTAAAACTATCTAAGAAATTAGCTCCCTGAGCAACTGAAGGAATAGAGAAAGGGTTTAAAACGTCATTAATACCATAGGTTAACTGTATATTCCTTATCTCAGTTATAACTACCCACATCCTAAACTTCCTAAGGTTTTCAGGAAGCATTGTTCTATGGTAAGTATAGTCGTATATTGCTTTTCTATAAAGATCAGACAAAGCAAAAATTCTCATGTCTATAGATTCTAGACACTCTACTGTTAGTGTCCCTGCTCTTTGTGGTTTTCCTGCTGCTTTATGGAAATTCTTAATGTCTACTTTTAATAATTGGTCTAGCCCTGAAAGAGATTGAAAATAATAAGGACATTTCTCATTTATAAATTTTAACCCCTTCCTAAAAGAATTAAGCATCTGCTGTCTTTTTACAGATCTCTGTGCTAAAAATTGCTGAGCTCCCATATATGCAACAGGTCCGTTAACAGGAAAAACCCCGTTTTGCACCCTCGAGTCTATTACCATTTTACTACCGTAGAAAAAATCCATGTCGGTGTAAAAGTTACCAGCTTGAGCCCTTTGAGCAGCATCTATAATCTGTGAAGGTGTAGGTGCATTAGGATCCAGATTATTAAGAGACTGAGCTTCTGCTAAAGGATTATCAGAAGATACTGCTCTAAAAAGCGGAGATGGTGGTAAAAATGTTTCTGGGTCTATTAGTGAAGTATCACCAAAATCAAATATAAATCTGAAGTGTAAATACGTGGGATCTTCTTTTTTCCCGTGTTTAGTTGTGGATATTCCTCTTAACCAATTTTCTCTCTGGCCGTCTACCTTTCTTTTTAAAGCATCACCGGTAGGTAAAACCTTATCTCCTAAAGAACTTCCAAACCCTGAAAAATAATCTGCCATTTCTAATAATTATTTAGAGTATATGTCACTCTTAAGCTTCTGTGTGTTTTCTTGTAAAATAGTGGAAGCATTACTAACAAGATCATCGAACTCAGCATTAAAGATCTTAGGATCTAGAGCTTGAGGTTCTGATGATAATCCAGGGTTCATTGCCCATTGTTTTTTTCCAAGTACCATTGTTTGATATATCCCACTAGTATCATATTCCACGGTAAATCCTAAAACAACATAATTACCCGAAAGAAAAGCATTTATATTTCTCTTATCACCGGAATTTGCTAATGAAGATTTTTGTCCTCCACCTGGACTGTATTTAGAAGATGCGCTAGCTGTCTGACTACCCTCTGAAACAATTATTACAGGAAATGTCTGTCCTCTATAAAGGAAAGGTGTCCATGAATTATTTTTAACTTTAAGGATTATCTTATAACTATCGTTTCTATTAATGATGTTCTGTATAGATGCCTGTTGGAAATTTTCATGAACATTTTCAAAATATAGAGTACCAACATAAGTCTTTTTAATTTCCTCTTTATATAAATCCTCACCAAGTCTTCCCTTGTTTATATTATCTCTTGATCCTAGATTCTTGTTCGTAACTGATTCTATATTATACTCAACGAATTTATTTTTAGGTTTATCAGAAACGAGCTTACTGTCGTAAAATTGTACCTTTTGAAAATAACCAAGATCGTTATTTATAGAACCAGCATTTTGCTCTACCGAAAGATCTTTTATAAAAAGAGGGGATTTACTAAATTGGGTAGAGTTGGTTAACAACAAAGGGAACTCAACTTCAGCTGTTTCAGTTCCTCCTGGAAATACCGCACCAAAGCTATCCGCTCCGTAAGCCATTCTCATTGTCTCGATACTAGGATTTACGTCATCAAATTGCTTCTTTAAGTTTATAAAATTTAAGTTATAATACTGATCTATCCAGCAATCGAAATAATCCTCCTCACCTAACCAAGATCCATTAACAATATGCTTAATCAATGTATTGTAATCAATATTTGGGGATATCCAGTTCATTGAATCATTAGTCTTCGTTTCGTTAGAAGCATATCCTAAATTAAGATCCTCTGCTATCTTAAGTAAAGCATCTGAGCTATTACCTTTAAACACTTTGCATATATCCTTGTATAGTTTAGGTATCCTAACCTCTCCTAAAACAGTATAGCTTTGAAATCTACCAGTAGAAGGCGCATAGTCATTATAAGGACCATTTGAGAATGGTGATATAACCTCGTTTATTATAAAATCCATCCTTATCGGTTTAAATATCTCACCGAAGGGTCTTATGTAAACTGAAACAATATCGCCATCTTTTGGAAATGCAGTAGATATAAATCTTTCATCTATAGTTTCAAATCTAAATATAACTGTTGGCTTGAACCCAGTCATATCCATTTTAAAGTAAGATAATCCCTCAATAACCTGGGAATTTATTCTTATTAAAGGTTTACTAGTTCCAAAATATTTTTTCTGAACGTTGTCATTTTTCTCGTCGTTTAGTTTAGTATCTCCTTTTTGTGAAGAAGTATCAACTACCGACAATTCATCTAGAAATATATCCGGATCTCTATACTGTAATATAGTTTTTCTTACGTTTACCTGTACAGCCATAATTATCTTCTAAATATGTTTTTCTGTGCTAGTTTAGTTTTAACATCAGTAACGGATACATTCTTTTTCGTTCTTGTTCTACATTGTCCTATATCAGGACCGAATATCAATCTTCCCTCTGTTACTAATATCTGCTGTTCTCCTTCCCTTAGCAAATTGGGAGGAAGCGGGGTATCCGCTATGTTTGAGATATTCTTGGAATTTAAATACTCCAATCTTTCTTTACTAACTTGGGATATTTTTTCTTGTAGCTCTTTTCTAAACGATCTTGCTTTCTGCTTTTGATTATTAGCAGCCTCTCCGCTTCTAAAAAGTTCACTTACCATATCATCTCCAGGAATAAAAAGAACTTCTCCTGATTTCAAACTAAGCGGATTAGATATATTATTTAACTTTAGCATTGTTCCGAGTCTAGATGTCTCGTTTAAATAAGTAAAAGAAACCAGATCAGCACGCATTTCAGTCTCCTCTGTTACAATACCAATAGTTTTTAAGGTATATCTCAGAGTTCTAGTATTCCACGATGGGGTAAGCAAATCAAGATATCTCTCGCTCGTTTGCGGATTAGTGAAAAATGGTTTACCTTCTATTACGTCTATTGTAAGCATAACTTATCTTATATTAATTACCCTGTTGGGATTCTCCTATTGTAGCATTCGTTTCTGTTCCAGTTAGAGGATCTATATTATTTCTAGTAATGTCGTAAATATCTTGACCATCTGTTTGATTAACAAATTGACCAGTCGAAACGTTAACCCAAGCATTTGTACTTTCTTGGCTTTTAACAAGCTGACCTAGATATAATCTTCCGTTACCTCTGTTAAACATAGATTCCCAATCCCCTCTATGTCTCTGTCTTCCAGGTTCTAATGTTATCTGAACGTTCATTTCAGTAGGGAAATCATCAGGACCTAATTCATCATTAAAGCCGATTTTAACATTTTTACAAACTAGGTTTCCCATCATTGCAATAGGATTTAAAGGATTTCCTATGGTTAAATGCCAATCTCCAGTAGGATATCCACTTAGCATTATCGGGCTAAAATAAACCTTCTTAAGAAAGGCATCAGAGATCATAACTGCTATCGACTTATAAAGTTTCTTATCCGGTGTTAGCCCTTGATCAGGATTATATACAAACTCCTTCATTTCGTTAGCTAGCTGAGTCATTTCTTCAGTAAGACTCTTCTCCGCATTTAATTGTCTATCAACCTCACTTTTAGAAAGCATCCTACTAACCACGTCCCTTACATAGTTTATAGGATCAGTTATCGACATTGCGTATTTACCAGGACCTCCTGGGAATCCTAGACCTAAGTTAGTCTGCTGTATCCTTATCTCTGGAGTTAAAAATTGTCCATAGTCAGTCGCAACAGAGAAAACATTAGTCATTAAATCCAGGAAAAGAAGCTTAGAGTTTACCTGTCCTGCAGAATTTAATGTAAAATCAAAGTTTAAAGTGAATGAATTAGTTCCGCCATTAAATCCCTGTGCCCTAGTATTTACTTGGTTCACTGTATTGACGTTAACGAATATCTTCTTAGATAATGGACCTTCAGCACTAACTGCAGCATCTAATAGAGATCTTTGTAGGATATTGATTTGTTTCTCTGGACTTATCAGTGTTGCAGCTAATTTATCAAGAGACTCCAGATCAGTTTCTGATATTTGGTTATCTCCACTAGTAATTGCAGCTTTAATTAAATCACCATAAGGAGTATTCATTAAACCAGGATCTCCGGTATTTTCTGTTTTTACTGGATCCTGTGTTTGTAAGGCGAAGTTTAGCCCTGTGTCTATACCTAATATACTATTTAAGTTATTTTTGGTATCCCCTCCAAAATAAGTTACTAATTGAGCTACTGGAAGAGAAGTATTGTAAATACCCTTAACGTCTTGTAATCGTCCAAGATCCTTTATTTCAAAATTTTTGTATGATACCTGATTAACGTTATTTGCACCCGCTGCTACAGAAAAGTCACCGACCTTGTCAGAAGCTAAAACTCTTAATGAATCCAAAGTTGGGTAAGCAAATCTTCTTAAGGTGAGCATTCTGTTATTAGGAATTATACCATAATATTTACAGAATATAAAATCCTTAACATTATAAATTTGTCCTCTGTAAGGACTTTGTGGATCTAAATAGCTAGGTATTCCTGAAGGTCCCGCTCCGTTAATTACATCCATTATTTGTTTGGCTGTGGGATTTTTAGACTCCCTAGGGGTAATTTTTTGTAAGTAATCTTTTGTTTCTGAAAGATCGTATCTAACTCTGTCCTTTGATCCGCCTAAAACATAATATGAAAAAAGTCCCCTGTAAACACCATCCGAAGTAGCAGCATCATAGAAAAGACTCTTTGGTAAATATTTTAATTCGGATAACTCATAGGTAGCAAATGCTTTATCTGCACTAGAAGCGTATATTCCAGATGTGGAATAATATTGTATATCTGATACGGTAGTTCCCGCCTCCGAAATGTTGGATGGGTTGTTTATCCCTAAACTTGTTCCCTGTAACTTAGCCATACATTATATACCCTATTTTTATTTAGTCTACTAAAACAACATCACAAAAATCATAGTCTAATATTTCTAGGATTTTATGTTTTAAAAGATCTATAAAAGGGTCAGTTGGGCTATCATAAACTATAATAAGACTACATCCGTTAGACATTTTTGTTTTAGAGCTTGTTATTTTTTTATGTAGCCACTCTTCAAAAATGTATTGCCTTATTTCATTCATGTTAGATGGTGTAAGATTGTTGTTCTTGAACCACATATTAACATCTATAACATGAATTCCTCCACAAGAATCCGTACTAAAGGTTTTAACCTTATCAGCTTTAGAAATTATAAATGATTTTATATCCACTATAGAATCAATTATCTTTTTTTCTGTTTCTCTGTTCAGTTAGATTTCTCAGCCTTATTAAATTACCCATGATCTTCGATCTCTCCTTAGATTCATCGCTTACCAGGTTACTTTTTTTGCTGAGTAGGCCCATTTCTTTAGCCATTTTTCTTCTTTCCTTCCTATTTGGTAGATTCATCTTCTTCTTTATTAAAAATGTCCTTAAATGTTTTTATAAAAAGAGTACTAACTAAGGAATCCTCCAATTCTAGGGCTTCTTGTATACTCACTAATTCAAATTTGGTATCCTTTTCAGATTTAGATCCGTCTGTCTTTTTTTCTCCGGAAACTAGTCCAGTTATATTGACAGCAAAACAAGGATTAGAATTTATTATCATCTTGGAAGTGTATAGACTTCCTAAAAATTTCCACCTCTTAAGATCTTCAACTAAAAACCCAGACTCCTCTTCCATTTCTCTAACAGCAGTCTGATATATGTTAGCATCCTTATCGTCTTGAGATCCAGTAATAAGGGTTTTAGCCATTCCACCAGGTCTTTGATCTAGAACCTCTGATATAATTCCTATTTTAGAAGGGAAACCAGAATCATCCACAGTAAATGGCATTATTATAACACCAGGATTTATCTGTCTGATAAACAGGTGTCCGTCTATATCAACGACCTCCCTATTCCTCGTTTTTTGTATTACTGTTTGATCCGCTTTTTCGTAAAGTTCCATTTGATTTATATATATCCTTTATATTTATCCTTAGACTCTCTTTTATTAGTTCGATGTCTAGGTCTCTTACAACAAACTCTATAATTTCATCTTCTGCATCATCAAAAGATGATGTCAATACATTATAAAGATTCTTTGTTGGAAGGTTTAATTTTAGGTTTATACCAACCTCAACCCAATTGGGTTTCTGTTTTTGTAACAAGGGAACTATAGGGTTTTCTAAGTCTGGAACTTTTGCTTTAGTTTCTGAAAGCATTACATTTTTAACTGGTAATGCGTTTTTTACAATAGGCTCGCTGTGTACTATAGACGAAGGTTCTATTTGCAGCATATATTCATTAAGGATAACATAGTTTATTCTTGACCCTCCCTTAAAATTTATCCATATAATTCCCGTAGTAGGATCCTTAAAAACATTATCATATTCACAAATATCCCCTGCATTATCTCCTTTACTCCATTTGTAAAGAAATGGTTTAAGTTCATTGTCTAGATATTCTATGTCTATTTCCTCTATGTTTTCCATCTTATTGTTTTTTCTTTTTAGTATTTTTTTTAGGAGACTCAGCATCTTCTTCCTTTTTTATCTTTGTAAAACCCTCTTTCCCTATACTGTAAAGCCAAGAAGGTAAATCCTTTTCTATTATCCAAACATCCTCATATCTTTTACTTCCAAAACTATTTATTATGAGTATATTATCCATATGTGGATCTTTGTGTCTAGCTATTTCGACATAATTTTTTCCTTTTTCCCTAGAAATAATAAGCTTATAGCCTTTTTCTATAGTCATAATAACTTTTATATCATGGATTTAATAAATAATTTCGTTAAACATTTTTATAAATTGAATATCTCTCCTTAAATTCATCAGGAGAAATTAGATCGAGTATAAGATTTTTGTTTCCAGAAAAGAAATCCCAGGATATAGCAAGATTAGGAAAAACATCAAGGCTCTCGCTTATGTCCCTAGTTAATATACCAACTCCCCAATCAGTATCTACGGTAACTAACTTAAGATCGTTTCTATATAGCCTAAGCTTTATTAACGAAAGATATACAGTCCCGTTCCACTCACCGTTGGCAGGAGCAGAAAAAACAGGTGACTCCGCCGCGTGATATTTAGTAGGTGGATTACAATCATGAAGAACTATAGTACCTCCCTCTGATAGATGTCTCAAAGAGTTTTCAATATCCTTATCGACTTGAAAATCTAAATGCAAGCCATCAATAAAAATTATATCGAATTTCTGATCAGTATCTATACTATCAAAAAAAGAATCGGAAGTCATTATATGTGTGGTGTGGTCTGAAACTGGACTAGGATCTACGCCTATTTTATTTTCGCAACATATCTCCTTGAAACATTT